TCATAATTGCATACACGTCGGCACGCGTTCGATCACGCAAACAAATTGGATAATTCGCCAAAACATTTTGAAGTGCTGTCATGAAAGGCACCTTATCAGAACCACCCTTTAAATCAATGGTTGAATTGTATTTTTCACACAATCCAATCAAACATGTTCGCAACAAAGACTTATACTCACTCATCCACTCATACTCTGCCACATGTGTCACCATTGAAATGAACCCCCTTACAAAATGCCACATCTCCCTGTTTCCACCAAACATCTTAGAAATGTGTCGCATAATAACAGCCGGATCAGATGACAGAGGTAAAAACCCAATAACTGGCTCGCGGGTGTACGGATTCGTTGTTGCATTTGCTGCAAAATCATGTGAGTAAACACCCGGTGTTACACACTCACTCAACCATGTGCCAAATTCAAATGGTGCCTCCATTGCATAATCGCCTGTAAACGTGGTCAGATAGTCCGGATTACTCGGTTTCTTGATCAGCAAACATGCATCACCATCACTGAACAAAATTTTGCACTCAACTTGCACACAATCACCCAGATAATCAAGTTGCGAATCATCGAACATTGTGGCCCGATTAGCCCGATTGCTGCCTAGAACAAATGCAGTGGTGTTCTTCTTGTAGTCTGCAATCATTGCAAATAGTCGGTGACACTCATTGATAGTCTCACATACGACCAACTCACGGGGTTTCTTCCTCTCAGCTTGATACAGTAGACTCAACTCCTTATGCTTCTCAGAGCCTGCTTCAGGTGAACATGCAATCAGGCACAACTCTGCATGCAATGCATCAATTGTAGGATTTCGCTGCAAACGTTGTACAGTACTAGACAATGCATGATGCAACTTATTCAAATCAAAACGGGGCAGTGACATTCGATCAATGCCCTTGATAACATTAAGGGGGACAATATCACATGTATAGAGCACATTCAAGTCAACATATTGATCAATATCCTTTAGCTTTGCCAGATGGGACGGAATGCCATCAGTCACAATAACTAGGTTCAACAAATGAAAATTGGTCGGTGGCAATTCACTGATTTTTGTGTCATCCGTCAACTCTACTGTCTCGAACAAAGAAAAACTTCCCTTGGTCATCAAATTGTAACACCTATTGTCCTTCAAAGCAACAACAATCATAACATCATCTGACAATGTCAGGAAACTGTTTGGAATTGACATATTGACAGTGCGTTGCATATCAGCAAGTGTTGAAAATGAAATTCCTGCAAGAACAACAATGATTGGAATATTCTTCATGCTGGTACTAACTGCCGTTTGAAATGCCACCATGTCAGATTGCCCAATTTGTCCATCAGTCACAATTACGGCACATTGTGCATCTGCCAATTTGGAAACAAAACACACCGGATATGTTCCCTCATTCATGGTTGCGATACTGTCAATATTCGGTTTCTCGCAACAGTGTGTTCCCCAGCCAAATACCCTTTGTGGCTTCAGATGGGCAGCAATTTGTGTTGCGATTATTTTCTCGGTAATCATGATCTGCCCACCCGTCGACCCGGACACATCAACACAATACACTGCAGGAATACTGCTAAGTGATTGTGCACTGCCTGACACGCTGGCAACAAAGAGATGAGAATCTGTCATTGTAGAATATAATTTCCTAAAAAACCCTATAGAAATGCAGTTAATATTTTTTTTCAATTTTTTGAATAAAGTTCAATATTGGTTGAATTGTATGTAGCAGATTGTGGTGTTCAAAATTAATGGTGTCAAATGTGCCAGAACTTTTGTATTGATATGAATTGATTTTAAGTTCTATTTTGGTTTCCACAAAAATCCACGCTATATGCATTTTATAAATAAAAAAATTAGGCCTGCTTCTTGTCACCATACAGGAATGCCTCTGCCTTGCGGATGTTCTCATCATCCGAAACAGATGTACCCAGCTTCCTAACGATAATACCACTCGCCAGCGCACAACCCAGCCAAAACACTGCGGACCATCCAAGTGTTGCCTTGGATGCCATGTGGTCAAAAAATGTCTTTGTTGCAGTAGCATTGACCAGATTTGGCAGATACTCAATAACAGCCACACCAGTCGATGTCAGTGCATTCGCAAAATACAGTGCTGATGTACTGGTCAGAGCAAAACCAGTAACCTTACAAGCCTGACCGGTTGCACCCATCAGGGTACGAGCAACAGTCTCAGAACCATAAACAACGGAAGGAGCAGAAGAATCAGAAGGAGGGGCCATTTGATAGTGATATCAATCATAGTTAGATGGGTGTCATTAGACTATTTATAATATCAATTTTTTGTTTCACAAAAAATCACCTAATCAAAACTCATTCTGATTGATACCTAATCACCAAACCAAAACATACTGCATATACACCGAGCATACCAATGCCCCTATATAGAGGATATGATTTTACAGCAATCATTTCTGATGCAGATGCAATCAATTTTTTTCTATTAATACCAATGTAGTGTGACCCTTGTCCAGAAAGAACATGCACCATATTAGCAGTGACAAAATCGGCACGCACAGTAGGTTTCAGTTGATATTGTGTCATTGAGAGGTCAACATCATGACAAAAATCAGTAACTGCCTGTGTTGTGTTTAGAAATAGTTGCTGAGTATATTCTTCATCATCAAATGATCGATACACACCATCAAGTATATCATGTATACCATGAATTCCACACCATCCTCTACATATAGTCTTGTTTTCAACTTCTGTATGACTGCCTCCACCAATAGGAACTGACCATCCACCCTTGCGACCAACATTAAAATAAACTGGATCGGAAACAACCGTGACATTCTTATCTTTTGACAATCTGAACAAAATAAAGGGACTTTTACCCGGAATAATTTTTCTGGGTTTATCAGTGTCTCCCTCATATTTTTCATGTAAAACATAATTACGGTGCTTTCCAGTGTATTCAAAATCATTTTTAACATCTCCACAATATTTACCACCCATGACAGAATAGATAATTCCTACCAATCCCCCAATAATTAAGGAAAACTGTGACCCCATTTATTGATTAAATAAATATATAATTGATACCATGATGACAATCAAATATCAATTTTTTGTTAATGCTTGCAACGTAAGAAAGTGTTATAGGCTATTATTTTTAAAAAAGTATATGTGTTTGCTATCATATAATAAATAAAATAGTTTATAATGTAATAATTGTATGATGGACATTAAGTATTTTTATTCCATCATGCAGTTCATCATTGTCATTTATTTTATTGGTCTATATGATCATTAGTATCCTATCACATAAACCAATAAAATGAATAAATAAAAAAACAATAAGAACAAATATTAGTTCCTATTGTTCATCATAATGTTATTTTTTTAATGATCTATTTTATTGTTCCATGTGATCGGCATACATGTCTTTTTAACAAGACGCAATATTTGGTTTATAATAAAAATATGTCTACCTTATGGCATTCTTACATTGCAATCATTAATTTTTTGTGATAAAAATAAAATTATGCATAATCACACATCAACTCAAATTCTTGTACTGTCTCATCATCAAATGAACTGCTTTTTTCTACTATGTCCCCAAACAAAATTTTCTTAACAGAGTCCTCAATTTCTGTTGTTTGCCTATGAGTAGCAACACTTAATAGCATTTGATGACCAAAGCTCAATTCTGGCATTTTAGTCAAAAGATAATCATCACATAGTGCGCTCCACAAATGTCCAATCATATCATCATTGTAAAAAACTATTTGACTTGTTGATCCATAATGATCAATGTATATTGAAATGTTATGTTTTTGTAATAGTGCAGCAAAATAATTTATTTCCCTAGTTGAATATAATTGCATATTTGTCATAATGGTGTTTGCAATTGTTGAATTTGATGGCACACAAAGCATTTTTGTGATGCCCACTTTTGCCACACCATCTGCAAAACAGTAATCAAGTAACTGTTCAGGTGTCTTTGTCGCTGAATGGATAATCTGCATGACAGATGTAGTGGTTAAACAGTACATATATGGACACAATATGATATTATTCAAATCAATTTTTTCATAATACTGCTGTGTTCGATTAATGGATATCCTGGTGGACAATTAATTTTTGTTGCATATTTTTTCCATAATTGTGCTCTATATTGCCACCCATCTAATAATGACAATTCTCTTATCTTACCTGGTTTTTCCCCATCATATGGATTAAAACAACACACATCATGAATTATTGCATATGATTTTGTATCATCTAAACCATTGCACCACATATAGAGCACATCAATCCCCCATCCAATTAGACTATCATCTTGCAAATGTATAAATTTTTTTATGGCATCCAGTGTCAAAAGAACATAACCCACTTCAACATAGTTTGTATATGTCAAAATTCTGTCAGGTACATTACATGTTATTTTAAAACTGTGTTTACATTTGGGATTGAGTGATGGTGAACATATTTTTAAATTGTATTTTATTGACATGTTAAACATTTTATTAATATCATCAACAGTAATAATGATGTCATCATCCAATATGAAAAATCTTTCATACTTATTAATAATGTCTGGATATGTATTATAAAAATATTTAAAATTTTGAAACTTGCTACCTTTTCTTTTTTCAGCATATTTTACCTTATTTTTATATTTATTGAATATGTCATCATTGTCACCATAATAGATAATATATATGTCATATTCCATATTTTCATTTATCCACAATGTATCAAAATTAGTATTGTCACCAACTGATGAAAATAACATATTAGTTGTCATTTATAAAATAATATTCATAAAAATAATTTTGATTTAATATCAGAATTTCTGATTGGTTCTGGTATTCTATAAATACTTGTTCTCATTACTATTTCAATTGCAGTTTCAATACTTATTTGATGTCCAATTGACACAAAAACTGGGTTCTCAGTGGATGGTGTGTTTTTCAATGCAACACCATATTTTTTCCCAGATGCTCCAATCAATTCGATGTAATCACCTGCAATTTTACATTTTTTTTTATATTCTTCTTTTATTTCTGTATTTGTTAAACCATCAACAAATAATAATGTTTTTGCCACACCAATGCATGGCAAATCCATTTCATATCCAATGTGTGATGCAGAACCAAATTCTCTATGATGAAGTATTCCAAAACCATCTACCATTAAAAGTTCGGGGAAGAATTTGGGTGATGATAATTTTAATTCATCTAGTAATTCATTATATGCCAGTATTTCCCTGAAACCCAAAAATCCACTGACATATGGCACTGTCAAGGTGCATATTTTATAACATTCATATACAATCTTCTTATCTATCAAATCATAAACAGTCAAATATGCACAACCTTTATCTTCACACATTTTATCAAAACTAATATCTAGACCTCCAACAAACCTTATTGTTGTTTTATCAAAAACATCATGTCTAATAACCTTTTTAGCATTCTCTATTTGATATTTTTCCCACATGTCTCTTGGAATTGGTGCATACTTACATAATTTTCTTTGTATTGGTTGTTTGCAGACTATATCTTTGTATAGTTTTGAGACTTTTACTAGCTTTACATCTTTTTTTTCATACAAAATAAATAGATATTTGTGAAACTTTCTATTATATTTTTGGGTTAACAGAGCAAAATCTTTTCTGGATACATCATATTTTATAAGATCATTGAACATATCATTAACTTGATTCATAAAATCATCATATTCTTTTTTAATGGTACAGTATGATGCAGAATATGCATCTGAACTACAAAATTCTCCATCAACTCCATCTTGAATACTTTGTAAAATAAGCATTGTAATATCTTTTGCGTTATGTGATATTTTTTTGGGCACCAGTTGACAAAACTCTTTGTTCAATGTTTTGTATATTGGAAACCATTGATTTTCAAAATCATGATGTGGTACATCAGTTGGACTATTTTTTATTATTTCCCACATGTAATTCATTCTTTGTAGATCAATCAGTTTATTATATTTAATAATTTGTAAACCATAATCAACAAATCTAAGTGCAATGAATGCATGTTTCTTAGATTGATGATAATTTTGCAACATATACTGTTTTTTAGATGATGATATTTTTCTAGATGTTTCATAGCCTATACTTTGTCTCAAATTTTGATTAGCTTCCAAACAATTTGATATTCTGTGATCCACAAACATTTTTCTGAAATCTATTTTTTCCAGATAACACATTGAGGTGGGACAATATATGCATTCAATTGCCCAAATAATTTGATTTTTCATGAATTGTTCAAAACATGATGCACTGTAAACACACAAATCCATATTCCCATATCTGACCAAAGTACCATCAAGGTAGCTGGTGTCATTGGAACATACTACAATAATATCATAATCACTGTCATCCCTATTTGTACCTACTGCCCTACTCCCTCTAGTATAGATACATTCAATTTGTTCTGGTTTAAGATCTAATGCTGTCATAATAAGATCATGTGATGGCATAAAACATGATCCAATATTTTTCCAACATGTTTTAATATATTTCTTTTCAACATAAAACTTCAACAAATCATAACATGTTTTACCATCTTCCAAAGGATCATGTATTGTGATCTGAATATCCCTTTTTAAAAACATTTTAGCCAGTTCCTTCAGTGAATAGTAATTTGGTGGTGAATCTGGATGATGAAATATCATGCATGTATCACAAATATTAGAATGATACCAATTTAATAGCTCCAAATCATTATACAAATGATGTCCAACTAAAATATCATCTATGTTAATAATTGTTTTTAGTTTATCAATTAGTTGTTCATATGTAAAATCAAAAGTTGTTTCATTGTTCATACCAGTTATTTTAGTTAACCAATTTGTCACCTCAGACATTGGTTTCACTTTGAATAGGTATTGAACATCATCATTACCAATTCCTACAGACACAATGTTAGGCCCGTCGACTGTTTCTACCATTTCACAATCTAAATACCATACCTGTGGTCTATCTGACTTTAGTACTGCCGCATTATGACAATTCTGATCAATATAGTAATGCAGAAATATTTTCTCTTCTTCTGACAAACAAAGTGATAGCATATTGTATTATTGGGTATGATTATAAAATATTGATGTGAATGATAAAATCAATTTTTATTATCTTTGGCACAAAGATAATAAAAATTGCTGATGACTGCAAAGGAGAATGCCCATTTTTATTATCTTTGGCACAAAGATAATAAAAATTGCTGATGATACCTATTTATATTTTTTGTTAAACAGTTTCCAATTCTCTAATGTATTTTTGTAATGCATCATTCTCATTTAATCTATTGACTACTTTTAATGCACCCATCATTTTTGTGTTTCTAATAATGTCTATTGCTGTGTATCCTTCATTATTTTTTAATTCAGCAATGTAATATAAATTTTTACACATACTTGCCATTTCTATAACTATTTCGGAAAATCCCGCTGTGGCAGCCAGCATTAATGGTGTATTATGATCAATATTGCAACTATTAACACTAACAACTCCATATTTATTCCAAATATCTGTAGCTACATCATGCATTTTCATAATACATGCATACATAAATGCAGTATTAAATTTAGTATCATAGCAATCGGGTATGCATGTCGCATAACTAGAAATTCTTAGTGCCAATTTATTCATGCCATTCAGAATAGCCAACATCAATGGTGTTTGTTTATTTTCAACCGGTAACACATCAAGCCTAGAACCAAAAGTTATCATCATATTTGCAATATATTCATTTTTATAAATAATTGCATATGATAGACCATTCATGCCATTTCTAGGATCAATCATTTGGTTAAAATTATAGTCACATGCCATAGCTATTAATTTATCAATAGAATTGGACCTCAAGTTATCAATAAAGATATCAAATTGAATCTCTTTAGAATTACTTATGCAATTGCCCATGAATAATGTTTTTTTTTTAAATTGATGAATGGATGATTTTATTTAATCAATTTTTATTATCTACATTATATACTATCTAAACTTTAATTTATCCACCATGTGACATAATCATTATTACCACCTTTCATATTCACATGATTTTTGCACCAACACTTTTTTGCTGATTTGTTGTAAAGTGCTGTGTAGCTTCCTGGTTCATTCATGCAGGCATTTTTACAATCATTATCATTTGCCATATTATCTAATGTTTTAAGATCTCCACCGTCACCAGCTTGAATATTGTCAAATCGCTTAATAAATTTTCCATTAACTTCCAGATTTTGCCAAATACTTGCATTTCCTTGAACAGTTATATTACCATTCCCACCCCATTCCTTTCCTACCATAACACCATTTGTATTCAATAAGTATAATAGTTCCCCACCAGCTATGTGTAAACGCCCATCTGCTCTGAGTTGTGGTGTAGTTATTAATTCGCCTTTAATTGATGGACCGGTGATAACACCATTTTCATCAATTGTTATTTGTTTAGTAAAATCCCAATCTGTGCCCTTCATTGGTATAATATGTATCTTTTTTTCATCTGGGGGTGTTCTTATTAACCATGAGTTTGTTCCGTTCATAATTATATCATCATTTGCGTATAATTTACCTTTAATAGTTGAATCTCCATTAATTATTTCATTTCCAGTGACATTAAGATTGCTAATTGTCATATTATTGGAATTATACAATGCCGCTATATTTTCAACTGCTTCAAGTGATGTCATATTTTCTGTTTCACATGAACAAAATAATATATATATGACTATTATCAACATCACAATAAACCAAATTAATTCTGTCTTCATTACTAACTATATTTACTTCACATATTATGTCTGGACATTCTCTCTATATTAGCTATCATATGTTACTATAACACTAAATCTTTTGGAATATCATCATAAAACCCAACTAAACAATTAATCATTCTGGCCAATCGTTTACCAAAATTTTTACAATCACTTTCTGACAAATCTATATTCAAGCGACGTATGATATCCATTTTATTGGGATGATCAATAATCCTACCAAATACCTTAACAAATACATCATAAAAAGAGACAAATAATATTGGATCAATATATGTATCTTCCAAATATGTCAAAAGATCTGAAAAACGAGAAAGATGCCATGATAAACATTCTTTGATAATTTCATTTTTAGTTGCATCTTTTTTAATATCATCATCTATGTACTTGAACAATGCATTGACTGATTGTTTAGTAGATGGTTGGATAATGTAATCATCTATTTTTTTACTCTTTTTGACTGTAGCTACACTATTTTTGTCATCTTTGATTCTATTCACAAATCTTTGCATTCTTACATCCAAAAAAATTTTAGTTCTAAAATGTCCAAAATATGCAAAGTGAGTTAAATTTCTACAATCCAAAATGGATGATGGCAAACTAGTAAAATGATTAAAATATATGGATAAATCTGTCAGACCAGTTGCTATATGTGCAAATATATTGTCTGGCAATTCTGTCAATTGATTACATGATATATTTAATGATTGTAGATTGATTAGGGGATCAAATATGGTTTCTGGCAAAGCAACTATCTTATTATTACTTAAATCTAAATTTTTCAATTTGACTAGATTGTTATTCATAAACATGGATTCTGATAATGTTGTTAGTTGATTGTGGGATATATTTAATGTATGTAGATTGGCTAAAGTATCACTTGCAAATATATTATCTGGCAGTGTAGTCAAATTATTGTATGATATATTTAGCACATGTAGATTGATCAATGAATCAAATATCTTTTCTGGCAAACTTGTTAAATGCATGTTGCATATGACTAATTCTTGCAACATGATTAATGGAACAAATATGTTTTCAGGCAAAGTGGGCAAACTATTATGATATATCGATAAATGACGCAAATTAGCTAGAGACACAAAATTATTTTCTGGCAAATCTGTTAATTTGAAATATCTTAATACCAGTCTTGTTGTATTTATTGCAATAGCATGTTCGATTTTTTTAGTGCCTCTTCGCATTTTAATAAATAAAGTCTATTTCTTCAATATCATGATAATTGTTTTTCAATTTTATGATAACCACGTTTCAATTTCATCATGACTAATACTCGCATCTTGTAACTTGACTGTACATGTCTTTTTTAATTCATCTGTCATCTCTCTACCATTCAAAACAGACAAAATAATGGCACTGATTCTTTCATTCTCAGAAATACCAACAGTTATATCATCACAAAATCCAACCAAACAATTAACTAATCTAGATATCTTGCCTGTAAAGCATTTAAATTTACTATCTTTTAATTCATCATCGAGTCTGCACAATATATCCATTTTATTGGGATGATTTATAATTCTGCCAAAAACCCTGACAAATACATCATAAAAAGAGACTAGTAATGTGGAATGAATTTCAGTATCTTCCATGTAGGATATAAGATCTGACAAACAATGGATGTGCCATGTTGAACACTCGGCAATAATTTCATCCTTATGATATTTGACTGGATCCTTAAAGAGTGTATTAATTGATTGTGCGATTGATGTTTGAATACTGGATGCGTGAACATTTTGTCCATCATTGAATATTCCGTGATTGTTAAAATTTTGTATTCTATCTACAAATCTCTGAAGTCGAATATCATGAATCAGTTCATTGTTTGCATGATTAAAATGATGGAGTTGTGTACAATTAAAAATAGATACTGGTATTCTTGTTAGGTTATTATTATTCAGGTACAATTTTTGCAATCTGGTTAAAGGAGCAAATATATCTTCTGGCAGATGTGATAACACATTAAAAGACATAAATAGTGTTTCTAAATTTGTCAAATTTGTAAATATGTTTTTGGGCAAATTAGATATGCAATTGTAACGCAAATCTAATTTTTTTAAGCCAGTTAAATGTGCAAATATATTTTCTGGTAACTCTGTTAATTCATTACTAAATATGTCCAATTCTGATAAATTTGACAAATGTGCGAATATGTTTTCTGGCAAATTTGAGAACCCACTGTAATTCATGTATAAATATTCTAACTTGGTTAAATGTCTAAATATGGTCTCTAACAGGGATATTTTATAATTTCTACTTATGGTTAAAGTCCGTAAATTAGTCAAGTGCATAAATATATTTTCTGGTAAAGTTAATAATTGATTATTACCTATGTCTAATTCTTGCAGGTTCAACAAAGGTGCAAATATATTTTCTGGCAAACTAGTCATGCTGTTATAATGCAAATTCAAGATTTGTAAATTAGTCAAAGGTGTAAATATATTTTCTGGTAGGGTGTAAAATCCAATTGCAATCATGCTTAAACTCTCTAAATTTGCCAATGGTGCAAAAATATTTTCTGGTAAACTGCTTATTGGATTTGCACCAATTTCCAACGTTCGCAAATTAACTAATGGTGTAAAAATATTTTCTGGTAGATGTGATATTTCATTGCCATTCACATATAATTCTTCCAAATTGCACAGAGACTCAAATATGTTTTCTGGCAATTCGGTCAAAAAAATACACGGCATGTATAACATTTTTAATTTTTTTAATGGCGAAAATAATTTGTTAGGTAGTGTGGGTAAAAAATTATGATCAATACTCAATTTTTCCAGATTTTTTAAATTTGCAAATATATTGACAGGTAATTTGTTTATTTCCATATGGTCCATATTCAAATGACGTAAATTTTCTAATGATGAAAATAAGTCATCTGGTAATTCTGTTAGCGGATTTTCGGAAATATCTAGAGATCTGAGATTTTTAGAGTATTTAAAAATATTTGGTGAAAATCTAATAATTCCACTGTTTCGCAGATTTAAAGTTTTCAGATGAATCAATGGCTTAAATATATCACCTGGCAAAACCTTCAGTCCTTCTGCAAATATAAATAATTCTTGAAGATTAGTGAATAGTTCAAAAGTTCTATTTGATAACATATACTTGACCCCATAATTGTTAATATATTTTAAAATTTCAATACATGCCAATTCTTTGTTCATATTTTGTGATAGATTTAGATTTTCTAATTCAGTTCCTTTCAAGCGCAGTGATTTATTGTCTGTCTTAAGTTTCTCTACAATTTTATGTTTAATTCGTTGTCTTTGTCTTTTCATATTTAGTTTTTGTTTTGTTTTTGTATATATGTTCTTTTTTGTACACAACATAGCCCTTATCCACTAAATATCTTTTTGGATTATGACACATAAATTTTAATCAATTTTTATTTAATGCTTGCAACATAAGAATGTATTATAGGCTAATGATTTTTAAAAAGTATATGTGTTTACTATCATATAATCAAAAAAATAGTTAACAATGTAATAATTGTATGATGGACATTAAGTATTTTTATTCCGTCATGCAGTTCTTCATTGTCACTTATTTTATTGGTCTATATGACCATTAGTATCCTATCACATAAACCAATAAAATGAATAAATAAAAAAAAACAACAATAACAAATATTAGTTCCTATTGTTCATCATAATGTTATTTTTTTTAATGATCTATTTTATTGTTCCATGTGATCGACACACATGTCTTTTCAACAAGACACAACATTTGGTTTGTAATAAAATTTTGTTTATCTTATGACATTCTTACATTGCAATCATTAATTTTTATTGGCGTTGCTATTGAGTGCTTTTAATAATGTTCTAATAGTACAATTGGTCATATGGTTCCATTTCGCATCCATTTTTCTTTTTTGTTCTGAAACATAATCATTTGCATCATCATATGTCATACCATTAGTAATACCATATGCCATGGCTAGTGAAGTTGAGCGATTAACACCTTTATTACATACTATCAATACATTTCCTATTGTGTCATCAATTATTTGATTAGTTTGTTGTACAATTGATACAAAAAATTTATATGAAATATTTCTTGTATCTTTAAACTCTATGTTTACAATATGATCATTATTATCACATGCACAACAATGTATTAATCCTTTAGAACACCTAGGTAAAATTACATTCGAAACATTTATAATTTTTACAATTTTTTTATTTTGTATATTTATTGGATCATTAAGACATTCTAAGTTACCCACATATAATTTTGGACTGATAGAAGACAAGTTAACAATATATGGTTTGATAATTTTTGTGATTGTATTTATATTGCTCTGTATTTGTCTATTTAGTTTTGGATATTCTTCATAGGTAACTGACTGTGGTAACATGGTTTTTCTGCTCATAAATTTAGTGACCATACACTTGTTATCAATGATATGATGATGTGCAATTTCTTTTATTGGTCCAAGTTCAAATGCTCTATAACTTTTTATATTTGATGTTGGTCTACTATGTGACATACTGATTGCATTTCCGGTTGTTCTATGTTTTGGCATTCCTTTTGTCATTTTGCCACGATTGATAAACTTGGATTGATAATGTAGTAATCCGTGTTCTTTTTGATCAGACATTTGCATATATACCTATTAGATTTTTTATAAATAAAATATTACATATTACATACCCAACAATTTCTTTTCCAAATCACTCAATTCACTGATCTCATAATCCCTGTCACCTTTTCCCGGTGCAGGACATGATGGTGGCAACCTATTTGCCATAAAATTGACTAGTTGTCTCGCATGATAATCTTTGTTGATTTTAGTATTTGGTAGATAGCTCAAATAGACAACCTCTCTGGTATCAAATGATTCTAACTTTTCACATGTCTCATGTGGTAGCCTATTGTCCCACATAATAAGTGATCCTCTGGGTGCATTGATTGGTTCACAATCTCTTTGTATTTTTGCATGTTCATGTCCATGCATTCTAAAAAAATCACCCGGACACAATTCATCTGTTGTTTTTCCAAAATATGATTCAAACACTCTATGAAATCCTTTGACCACCTTGAGTCCACCAGATTGTGAACCATAGTGATCAGTAAGTGTTACAAAGCCTTGAATTGGTCTGAACTTTTTGGAGCAATATTTTGTTGGATCTCTGTCAATATGCAGTTTAAGTCCACCTTCAGCCCTAATATGATCTGGCAACCTGTAACAAATCCGGTCAATATATGGTAACACATCAGTACATCTTCCAAATGGATGTTCAAAACCCGGAACATCTCCAGACAAATAAGTGTGTGTCATCAAATCAAGGTATGTCCTGTAAATAGGCTCTGACAAATGTAGGTCCAACTTATACCTTCCATAAAAAATGTTTGAGGCATCACTTTTGATCCTTGCACCTTCTGGAGCCTCCATTGTTCCGGATAAGAGTGCACCATGATCAATACCATATTTGAGCAGATCCCTGTGTAATTCATCTCTAATTTTTTCTACTTGTTCATCACTAATAACATTTTCAATTACGACAATACCATCACGCAGATAAGTCGCCACATGTTCTGGAGTTAGGAGGGACATCTATTGACCCGATGTGATTGATAGTCTAATAAAAAAAAGAGATTGTAACACTGAATAATATCAATTTTTTCACAATAAACAAATCTAAAAGTCATCATCATCAAACAGAGATTGCAATGGTGCATCTGGAGATGATGGTGGACTGGGTTCCTTGGTCTTGACATCAACAACAGGTGTCACCTTTAGAGGTGCAGCATTTGGAGGAACACCCCATGGCCACACACCAACATCACCACGAAGATTGCTAAAAACAGTAGTAAATGATGAAGTACATTGTTTTTGTTGAGCAAGATATTGCTGAATCAACAGTTTCAGATTTCCCCCATTCTTGACATAATCACCGTCCCTCAGATAATATGATGACTTCACAACCTCGAACTTGAGTGAAGCTTTTCCGGTGTCATATGTCACTGTCAGATCACCACAAACATGTGTACCATCCCACATATGAATTATTCCAGTTTGTGCACGAAAAATTTGTACAAGGTTAAAT